TAACCTTTAGTACTTTGTCCTTCTCATCTGGGTGCACATCAATCACAACTGAGTCATGTACACTGTTTACTACACAACTGTGTAGCCTGTTTGCTGTTAGTAACCTATCTATGTATATCAAAGATATAGGTACAATGTCAGCGGTTGCAAACGATTGCACTGGATAATTTTTTATCTGTGTGAAAAATGTCACACCCCCAAAGCGTCTACGTACTACGTCAGGGAATGCGAACTCACGTCCAGAAGGTGTAGTGATCTTGCCTGTGTTCAATGCTTCTTTGGCTAGTGCCTCATGCCACTTGGCAATACCAGAATACTTTGTCGTAAATTGCTGATAGTATGTCGCTTCTGCTTGTGACCTACCGAAACCACTGGCACCATACAAAGGTGCAAAGGTGTGAGCCTTAGCCTCTTGCCGTGACATAGGCTGACCTGCATCGCTGATGACCTGTGCAGTGTAAGCATGTACGTCAAAGCCAGTAGACACTTCCTCAATGGCAGTCTTGTCTTGTGCAAGGAATGCTGCGACACGAAATTCCAACTGGGCCATGTCAGCTTCCATGATCTGACCACCTTCCCAGCGTGACGTAAACACACGCTTGACAGGGAATGTACCACCACGTGGCATGTTCTGCATGTTAGGGTCTGCACCTGACAAACGACCTGTGCCAGTGCGGTGTTGCAGTAAACGTACATGCAGCCTACCGTCATTCTTTACATGCGTTGCTATGCCCTCTACAAAGCTGCTGAGATACGTTTCTACTGCAGACAATCTACGTAGGTTCTGTAAGAATAGCTCTGCCTCTTTCATACCTTTGGAACGTGCAATGCCCTCAAGGTATAGCAAGTTACCTTTGTCTGTACCAAAGCCATTGGAGCTTACCCACTTAGCTGTAGGTGGTGAGAACTTGAGGCCAGCTAGGGAAGTAGAGTCAGTATAAAAGAAACCGCTTCCAGTACAAGTATTACATTTATTAGTTCTAGCAAAGGGAGTTCCATCTTTCTTTACCTTTCTTACCTGACCAGTGCCATAACATTCTTTGCACTGGTGTGCTTTCTGTTTATACAAACGCTCACTGTGTAAGCGTACTGTACTACGATACTCTGTGTCAGGCATACGTTCATCAAACAAGTCTGCCCACACCTTCTTGTCGTGTGGCCTACGGCTGTAGATAACCCATGACTTTTGCTCTGGGCTGTTGAGATTGATGGGTCTGTCACCCATAAGATCTGCAACCTGTTCTTCTAGTGCGATTGAAAGTACATTACGCTCATGTTCAAACTCATCACGCACCTTCAACAGTGCATCCATGTCCACCTGAAAGCCACGCTGATAGATACGTGCAAGGTGTATTGCAAGCTGGTTAGTCAGAGTGATCGTTGGTTCTAGTGTACTGCATTCCTCGTACTTGGTCTGCAAACGATTGAACAATTGCTGCGTAGCATGTAAGTCATGTGACAAGTACTCAGTCAACTCAGCATGGGGTATCTCACGAGTAGATAAGCCTTGCTTGAAGTATTCTTTGAGCGTGTCTTGCTTCTTAGTGTCAAGCTCATAGCGTTCTGCACATGCTTCAAGTGACAGTAACTCTTTCTGTCCACGCTGCAGTACGTACTCGCCTAGCATGGTATCAAAGATGTCACCGTCATAAGTAAAGCCTGACTCCCACAACCATACAAGATCGTGAGGGGCATTGTGTGCAACCAACAGGCGGGTAGAGTCCAGTGCATCCTGAACAATACGCCGCCCATCTGTGGTGGGTTGTTGCTCTGCGTGATCAAACGTTACAATCGTTTCATTCATGTGATCATCTAGCATACCCACCATTACAAGTGTGTTGTCTGGTTCAAACGGATCAAGGTGCATCTTGCCGTTGCGTTTAGTTACTGTGTTTTCTACGTCGAGGGTCAGTATCATGTTGTCTCCTACTTTATATCTCCATCGTGCCAATCATCCCATGTATCTTGTTCGACATTGTATAGACTGTCAAGATCATCGTGAAACTTTTTATCCATAGCGTATGAATCTATGGCATTTATACACTCTTCTAGTGTTAAGTTGTTACGTATCATTGCATTGTGTAAACGTATCTCGCATATTGATTTTGATGTAGTCATATTACTAAGTCTCCTCTCAGTTGCACGTTCTCTTTCTTCTTGTGTCATTGACCTAATCACAGTCACTCTTCCTCTAGGCAAAAACCGCACATGTCATTCTGCGCTGGGCCACCACAACTTACACATGTCTGCCACTTCTCATCTTCCAGACCTCTCTTTACTAATGTCACAAACCCTACGTTAAAGATAGCTGCGAATGTCTCAGGGGCACACTCTACCTGTAGTGTAGCACTGCCATCCTCGTGTTCTTCTATATCTGTTACTTTTATCTCACTCATCACTCATTCTCCCTTAATGCTTTCCACGACACAGGGAACAGCTTAGACATCTCTGTGTCAATGTGTCCAGCTACAACCTGTGTCTCGTACTGTGTGTCAGGCTTGCAGCGTAGGTTACACATGTCTGCAAATGCATCCAAGCTACCTGACCAGTACCACTCAGTGATCATGCTCTGTGGCAGTACCATACGTGCTTGCTCTGGACATACACCATGTTCTAATAACTCGTTGTAACTGCGTAGTGTAGTATGCTCGTAAAAACTTAGGATGTCTGGATCAGGATAAGTTACTCCTGCACTACCCTGCTTCTTATCAAGGCTGCGTCCACGCCATTCCGTAGGCTGATAAAACTCAGGCTCACTGTCCACATACCTACGGCTGATTTCATTCCATCGCAGAAACTTATGCTTGACTAGCTGACGTGCTACAAACACTGGTGCCTTGATATGAAAGCTGGCAAAGCAATGCCCAAAGGGGCTGATGTGCTTGTGCTTGGCTAAGTAACGTATGAGCTTAGCGTCCTTGTCTTTCAACTTGGGTGGACCCCATACGTCACTCGTATCCATCTCACTACGTTTACCAAAGCTTACTCGTGCTGCATTAGCTACAGATAAGTCTGTACCCATGTGGTCTACGTAAAATGTTTGTATCATTCTATCTCCTTTATTATATCTACTGCTTGCTGCTGTGTCAGCTTAAACCATTCACCGTTGTCGTGTTTGTTCCAAGGGTGTGTCGTTTGTGTAGCAGCCATCTTATGTGCTGTCTTTTCTGCCGTGTTACGGTCATTAAAGTAGCGGTGATACAGCAAGGTGTAATCACGCATGGGTGAACTTGTTTGGTATCCATTCAGCCTGTCTTCCGCATCAACAGCCTTACCAATCTTCACCCACTCAGGCCATGCTGCATTTTGTATTGCATATACATGCCCCTCTTTAATAGGTTTGTCTTTCTGTAACGATGCAAAGGCAGCGTCACCAAACGACTTGTAATTACCTGCCTTGTGTAAGGGATGTGACTTAGGTACATACTTACCATTTACAAACATCCTTTGTGGGTTGTGCTTAGGATTGGATATAACTCTCCAATGTTTCCAGCAATCCATGCATATAAAGCAGTTTCTTTTTGCTGCTGAGTCATACCAGTTTTCTCCCACCGCTAAGTAGGCGTCACAGTGTGTACAATTATGTGTCATGATACATACCTCTCATATAAGTAAATGTCTTGTTTTTCTCCCCACTCTTCCCACGTTTCATACCTTAAAGGATATTCATTAGACGCATCATATATATTATCGTGCAGATACTTCATAGCTTTTTCAGGCGTTTCAAAAAAGGTAGTGTCGTATTTTTCGCAATCGCCATATTCTGGTTCCCATGCATCATATGGCATGACCAATACATATTTCATTATCCAATCCCTCATGATACATACCTCGCTATCTTGTATTCAAGATCTGTGTGAACAATACCGTGCCACCCAGACAATTTGTTTTTGACCACATTAATGTGGCGTTGGTTGTCTTCTTCCTCTTGACCCTCAACTGTAGGGTTCTTGGAGATCATAATCATAAGGTCAGCTTCTGCCGCCTTACCTGTACGTGAGCCTTCCATCATAGCTTGGTTGAGTACAACCTTACCTTCTGCCTCTGCAGATAACTGAGACATGTAGAACATGGCACACTCTTGCTGCTTGGCAATCTGTCGGGCTTGTATGGCATTAGCCTTGAGTGCCTCATCAGGACGTGAGAAGCCAGCGGTACGGGCAAACTTGTCACCCATGTCTAGTATAACTACGTCAGGTTTGTATGACTTGCACACAGACTCAACCCAGTTCATGTCACGTCCTGTTGCATCCTTGAACATGATCTTGTCACGTATCTGATTGAATGTGTTCATGGCTTGCTGTTTGTTCTTGACGATTTCAAACTTGTCCATGCCTGTAGCTGCCGTGATGTAACGGTGAGCCACACGATGGTAGCCTTCCTCGTTACACAGCACAACAACACGTGCACCCTGCCATGCAAAGCCGTTAGGCCCAGCTACAAGTGAGGCATGGAAGGATGTCTTGCCTGTGTTAGGACGTGCACCTACCTCAATCAAGTGACCAGCATTGATGCCCTCAACCTTACGTGTCAACGTGGGTATGTTGAATGTCCACTGTGACTCAAGGTCAGTCATAGCAAGGATAGTATCAAGGTCAATGTCTTCCCAATCAATACGTAGGTTGGGTGTGAAGTCATCGCCATACTGCTCAAGCATCTGACGTAATGGCTCCAGTGTAGACTTGCTGCCATTCACATAGTCAAAGCCAAGGTTGGCAATGTCCTCACCAATCACCTGTTGGAACAGCTTAGACAGCACCTCTTGTGCTACGTCACTGCCCATAGGTTGCTCCTTGTTTACCTGCCCAAACAGGTGGCTGTAGGCAGTCTTCTGTGCAGTTGTGAGGGTAGGGTTGTTCGCCATGAACAATGCCTCAATCTCTGCTGGTGTAACTGTACGTTCATAGCGATCCATAGCAGTGTCAATAGACTGCTTGATCTTACGTACATCTTTACTGAATAGTCTGTCAGGACAACGTGCACCACGATGCTCGTCATAAAAGTCTTTGTCCATCAGACTACGTATCA